AGCAAAACAAGATATTGTGCAAGGACAAAATAAAAACACAATATATTGTGCTGGTAGACAAACATAAAAAAATGGCTTTTAGAAGCTTAAAATTGGCTCAGAATCGTTTCTAAAGTGTGAAGTAATAGTTTTATACCTCCGAGAAAAATAAAACGCTTTTAGAGGCGATTAGACAGGCTGGTAAAATAACAGAGAAAAACAACAGAAATAGTTTTAAATTTGCCTTTTACTTCCTAAATTGTTATGGTCAAAGCATAACAATTGTCTTGGTACGGGTATAACAATTGTGAAGGTGAAAGGCAAAAGTGTAACATCCGTTACTCACCTTCAGACTTATCCACAACTTATCCACAACGCTATTTTACTTGTTTTCAATACACTTTAATACACATTCGATACACATTAATACACATAAAAACACTTTTCTTTTTTCTTCATTTGCGATGCAAAAAATGCATCGTTTTTTTGTTTCTACACATCGCATTTGTTTATTTTTCTTCAAAACTTTTTCAAAAAAATTTTTTTAGATTTTTTTTAAAAAAGTATTGACATCATAACATTATAAAGGTATAATTAAAGTAGAAAAAGGAAATAAAAAAATATTAATAATAGGAGGTATAAATATGTTAATTTATATTCGTTCTACCGCAAAAGATATAGAATTTGATAACGAGCCGTCTATAATATTCAAAGACGGTAATAAAGAGATAAAAAGACTTTTAGCTTTTTCCATCAATTTGGGTTGGTTTTTTACTTATAAAGGTAGAAGATATCTGGTAGAGGAAGGGAAAATCAAAAAAGTATAAAAAAATTTTTAAAAACTACTTGACATTATGATTTTATAGTGTTATAATTAAATCAGAAAGTGAAAATAAAAAAAATAATAAGGAGGAATAAAAATGATGATTAATTTCAATCAAAATTATTACAGACAAAATGAGGAAGGACTTTTTGAAGAGTTTTTGTCTGGGATAGAGAAAAAGGGGGATTACTTAGTATTATATTTCACCACAATCAATAATAACGGGTGGCAACGCATTTTTAAAATTGATGGAGATGACCTCATTCACATATGCGATGTGGATGAGGGGAATCAATGGCATATTTTTAATACTACTGAAGATATAGACATAAAAAGAGAAATTTTTGAAGAAGATTTACTCTCATGAGCAGGGCAAGGGACAAGACCGAGAATGCCGGTCGGGGGTTCATCCCCTTCCGCTCAACCTGCTATGCGCAGGAAAAATTTTAAAGGAGGAGATATAAATGAAAAGAATTAATGAGAATTTTGTATTCTATACGACTTGGAATAAGTTAGCAGAGGCAGTTCAAAATCATCTGCCCGACAACTACGTCGGATTAGAGGAAATGGAGCAAGATAAGCCGGTCCGTCTCGTTCCAATCTGGAACGATGACGGCGAAATCATCCCCGATTGGCTGGAGGTAGAAGTCGGGGAATACTGGGGGTCCTCCCTCAGATACGACACGACAATGTTTGATGCGGAAGGGAACCCCACGTCCATCCACGACTGGCTTCCTGAGGAATACCATGATAAAGTCTATCCAAGAGAAGGCATTGCAGTGCATACAGATGTGCTGCAATACCTTCCAGAAGAAAACTAACCCGCAGCCGATGCGGGGAGATAAAAAAATAAAAGGAGGAATTAAAATGATAAATAAAGAATTATACGTAATTCAAAATCAACAAGGAAAATTTTATGGGGGCGAAAGTTTTCACTCCCATATATGGAGAGACGAACCGGCTTTTGCTTACCGCTTTCCCACAAAAGAAACAGCACGAGAGGTAGCAGAAAAATTGAAGGATGTTGAAATTGTAACAATTTCGACTACAATGTGGAATTTCATTATAAACAAGCAAATATGCGGGTTACCGCTAACGGAAGAAGAGAAAAAATATATGGAGGAGGTGGAGGAAAAAAATAAGAAAGTTAGAGAAAAAACAAAAGAAATCGAAAAAATCCTAAAAAAGGATTTGAACGATTTCTTAGTTAAGAAATACAACCTCCCAAAATGGGATAGGGCAGAGTTAAAAATTTGTGGAACGATTTGGATAGAAATTCCTTGTACGGAATTTGGATCGAGTTGCGCTAAAGCTGTCGCAGAATTCTTGCAACAGCATGAAACAATAAAAGAGCTAAAAGCTCTTTGGGAAACGAAAAAGATAACACTTGAATTTTATAACTTAGGCGAAAGAGAAATATAAAGGAGGAATGAAAAATGTTGACAGTTAAAGAATTTCTTGTCAAAAAAATAAAAAACGTAGCAGGGGACATTCCCTACTATACTGGGATAGACTTGCAGATTCATCCTTCCCAGAAATGGGAGGGAAACATAGGAGTAGCCGTCCTCTACAGGCCCTATAGATGCGTAGTAGAGCCTATGCATGTGTACGGCCTCTTCCTCGGAGATGAAGCCTCCGAGGAAGAAATGGCAAGACTGAAAAAAACGGTTATTACCCTTGCAGAAGAATTAGAAGTTCCGTTCTCTTTCATAGACGAGGACGAAGAAGGAGGCAAGCGTCGCCAATTCGACGACGACCCTCCGCATTGTACGTACGTTATTTCCCCTTTTAAAAAGGGGATAGACGGCTGGGAGTAAGAAATTTCCCAGCCAGCAAAAAATAAAAGGAGGAGATAAAAATGATAATGGAAAAATATAAAACACCTTCCAGAAATTTTGAAGAGATAATAGAAACATCTCTTCAAGAATTATATGAAAAAATTCCAGACCTCTATGCTTACACCTATATCCAATTGAATGAGTACAAGGACGGTTACCCTGAAAAACTCATTCAAATCCCTGACCTTCCCGATGGTATTGAAGTTCGGGAAGTAGCTTTTGGTTTTAGCGGAGGTGATTGGAATATATTGTATATAATTGCACCAGTATCTTTGAAGGAATTTATGTTATTCTTTCAAAGATTAAAGGAAGAAAGGGATAGACGGCTGGGAGTAAGAAATTTCTCAGCCAGCAAAAAATAAAAAAAAATAAAGGAGGAGTAAAATGTCTACATGGGCAGTTGTTTATGTTATTCATGTGCACACGTCGTACAAGCACATTCCACAGCTATTCATAGAGGATGTGCCTGAGGAAATAGAGGAGGGAGAATTACGCTCCCTTCTTACAAAAGCGGGATACCAGTTTGGAGAGTTTGGTATCCCGTGGGCTAGCCACTACCTTGCAAAAGAGGAGGATTGGAAGGACGAGGTAGTAGGTGTTTACAAGAGTGGCGATGTCAAAACTATCAGCTATAACGACATTGCCCCGCAGGAGGAAATCAGACGGGTAACAGTACGTATACCCGTCGAACTGCACAAAAAAATAAAAAAATATAGTGCTGAACAAAATCTTTCTCTTAACACAATCATTTTGCAGGCATGTTTAGAATATTTACAAAAGAGAGGGGAGTAAATCCCCTCTCTTTTGTATCGTAAATAAGCAAGAAGACTCCTACCTCTTTAGGTGGGAGATGAATTGCTTATAATAATTTAAAGGATTCTTTAAAACCCACTTTAAAGAACGTCATAATTTTTTAAAAAAAACCACTTGACTTTTTTGAAATAACATATATAATGATAATAGAAAGAACTAAAACAAAAGGAGGTATTCTAAAATGGAAATAGAAAGAAATGATTTACGGAAAAAGAGAAAAGCATTGGGATTGTCCCAGATGGAACTTGCGAGGTTGGTAGGAGTGTCATTGCTCACCATACAGACGTGGGAGAGGGGTGTCAGCGAACCAAAACCCGAAAACCGAGAGAAACTGGAACAGGTGCTAAGTGAATTGGAGAAAAAACGTAAAGCGGATTAATTTTGAAAGGGGGTGCTGATATGCCAATAAGACTCGCTCAAATTTTAAAAATAACAATTGACAGACGACAGAAAGACAATGCAAGAGATAGGGCGAGAAATAATTCCGTCTGATAAAGAACCAAACTATTTTTGAGAGATATGAAGAAGAGAAAGGAGGTGAATGAGCATGAATATGAGTTGGGGACATAAAGAAGAAAGGCTTACACAAAGAGAGAAAGCTGAGATAATTCTGAATGAATTAGACAAAGTCTTACAAATAGACTACAACTTCAAAGATGTATATATCAAAGCAATAGAACAAGGTTTAAAAGAAATAGAAAGAAAGGAGGCGAAATAAATGTCAATCAGGCTTGCACAAATATTGTACAAACTTGGTTTTTGCGTCACACACGACGCAGACAAACACAAAATCATCATAAAAAGAGACAAATAAAAAGTGCCTGCAAAAGGCATAAATCTAATGAGGAGGTGAGAAGGATGTCAGATAGGATTAGAGAAAAAATAAGAGAATTAAGGGACGAAATTCTTTCTACAACAATTGATGAAGATTTAGAAAACATACCACAAACTGTAGAAAAAATCGAGGGATGGATATTAAGAATAACTGAAATATTAAGCTCTGATATAGATAATAACACAAAACAATAAAACAATTGCGAATAAAAAAGTGCCTGCAAAAGGCACAAAGAAAAATTACCCAGCTTTATTATAGCACACGAAAGGGGGAAGCGCAATGCTTTCGGAGTGGGGCATAAACAACATCAAAAGGCTTATACGTGTGTACAAAAAAGAAGTGGAGGAAATCATAGAGGAACAGACGGCTTATCTTGAGCAGGTGGCTAAGCTAGAGGAGGATAAAAAGAAAAGGCTGGAATGGATAAGAGACTTAGAAAAGCAGTTAGAGGAGGCGGGAAAATATGAAAATGCGGTTGTTAAAATTGAGTCTTAAAAATTTTAAAGGTATAAAAGAATTTACGTTAGATACAAATGGGGGTAAGAACACTAATATATATGGCGACAATGGCACTGGGAAAACAACTATTTTTGACGCATTCACATGGCTATTATTCGATAAAGACAGCAGTGACAGAAGCAAGTTTGATATACAACCACTTGATAAACAAGGCAATGTAATACACATGATTGACACAGAGGTAGAAGGAGTATTAGACATAGATGGAAAAACAATTACTTTGAAGAAAATTTTAAGAGAGAAATGGGTTAAAAAAAGAGGCGAGGCAGAATCAGAATTAAAAGGGACAGAAACACTTTACTATATAAATGATGTACCAGTCAAACAAAGCGAATACAAAGCGTATATAAACGAACTTATAGATGAAAGCATCTTTAAAATGATAACAAATCCGCTTTATTTTGGATTAGTTCTTAAATGGCAGGATAGACGCAAAGTGCTTCTGGATATGGTCGGAGATGTTTCAGATGAAGATGTTGTTTCAAGTAGAAATGATTTAAAAGAACTTGCCTCTCTTCTCAATAATACGGATATAGAAACTCTTAAAAAATCTATAGTTGCACGTAAAAAGAAACTTAATGATGATATAAAAGCAATTCCTTATAGAATTGATGAACTCAATAACACAATACAAGAATTTGACTTTGAAGCACTTGAATTTAGAAAAAAATTTATTCAAGCAGCTATAGATGACATTGAAGCAAAACTTGCTGATAGCAGCAAAATTGATGAAGAAGTTTTAAAAGACAAAAAAAGACTTTATGAACTACAATCGGAGCTAATGAAAATCGAACAGGAAGCGAAAAACGAAGCTTATAAAGAATATGAGCAACTAAATAAAGAATTGCAAAATACGTTAATAGAGCTTAATACAGAAAAAAGTAGACTAGCACAACAAGAAATTTTTATAGAAAATGCAAAAAAAGAAATCGAAAGACTGGAAAAAGAAAACGAAGAATTGAGAGAAAGATGGAGAAAAGAAAATAAGAAAGAGCTTACCTTTGACGAAAATTTATTTGTTTGTCCTGTGTGTAAGAGACCTTTTGAAGAAGCAGATATTGAAGCAAAAAAAGAAGAAATGTTGAAGAATTTTAACTTTGAAAAGGCGGAAACATTAAAGAAAATAACTGCTCAAGGTAAAGAAAACAACAAAAAAATAGAAGAATTAAAGAAAAAAATAAGTGAAATCAACACAGAGGAAATTCAAGCAAAAATACTCGTTTTAGACAAAAGAGCTAAAGAAATAAAAGCTAAAATAGATAATTTTAAGCCAGTAATCAATTTAGACAACAATGAACGATACAAAGAAATTAAATCAGAAATAGAAACTATAGAGAATAAGTTATCTAAACAATATATAAACACCGAAAAAGATGAATTAAAGAAAAAATTGGTTGAACTAAAAAAAGAACTTGAACAAGTTAACAGCAAACTTGCTTACAAGGAACATAATGAGAAAGCAAAAGCAAGAATAGAAGAACTTAAAAAGCAGGAAAGAGAGTTAGCGCGACAAATTGCAGAGCTCGAAAGACAGGAATTTCTGGCGGAGGAATTTATAAAAGCGAAAGTAGAGTTATTACAAAACAAAATTGATAGCAAATTCAAATATGTAAAATTTAAAATGTTTGACATTCAGGTCAATGGTGGGATTGCAGAAACATGCGAGCCAATGGTTGATGGAGTGCCATTTAGTACAAATCTTAATTTTGGAGCAAGAATTAACGCTGGTTTAGATATTATTAATGCTTTGTGTGATTATTACAACATACAAGCACCAATCTTTATAGATAACAAAGAGAGTATAACAAAGCTTATAGAAACAAAATCGCAGGTTATAAGTTTAATCGTGAGCGAAAGAGATAAAAAATTAAGAGTGGAGGTAGTGTAAAATGAGTAATTTAGCTTTGATTAAAAAAGATACGGTTGATATTGTTGCTGAAAGAATTAGGGCTTTTCAGAACAAAGGGGAAATACATTTTCCCATAAATTATAGCCCAGAGAATGCTCTAAAAAGTGCATGGCTTATTTTACAGAGCACCACAGATAAAAACGGTAAGCCAGCATTAGAGGTATGTACAAAAGACAGCATAGCAAATGCTTTATTGGACATGGTTATACAAGGATTAAACCCTTCTAAAAAGCAGTGTTACTTTGTAGTGTACGGAAATAAGCTTATATGTCAAAGGTCCTATTTCGGGTCAATGTATTTAGCAAAAGAAATGGCTGGAGCTAAAAATATATATGCCCAAGTTGTTTACAAGGGCGATGAGTTTGAGTATGAAATTGTGAAAGGTAGGAAAAAAGTAATTAAACACATACAGAAGATTGAAAACATAAGTAATAATAACATTATAGCTGCTTACTGTGTTATCGAATTTGATGATGGACGTCCGGATTACACTGAAATTATGACAATTGAACAAATTAAACAAGCTTGGAAACAAAGTATATTACATCCTGTAGATGAAAAAGGCAATATCAAAGCAGGAACAACACATGAGAAATTTACTGAAGAAATGGCAAAGAAAACAGTCATAAACAGAGCATGCAAAGCATTAATTAATTCTTCAAATGATAGTAATCTCTTTTTGCGTGCATTTAACAGGTCTGATGAAGAAATCGCAGAACATGAACTTGAAGAAGAGATTAAGGAAAATGCAAATAAAGAATTAATTGATGTTGAGTATGATGTTGATTACAGTGAAGAAGAACAAGAGAAAGAAACGCAGCAAGAAGAAGATGAACAACAACAAAAGAAGCAAAACAAAGAACCACACCAACAATCAATTATCTCTGAAGGACCGAATTTCTAATGGATATAAAAGTTCTGGCAAGTGGGAGTAGTGGTAATGCCTATCTTGTGTCGGATAGGCATACCACACTCCTTATAGAATGCGGAATATCTTACAGAAAAATACAACAAAAATTAAACTTTAGAACAGCAGAAATAGATGCATGTCTGGTTACACACGAACACAAAGACCATTCTAAAGCCTCTAAAGACATTTTAAAAGCAGGAATAGATATTTATATTTCTCAAGGAACAAAAGAAGCTTTAGAGCTTGTAGGGCACAGAATAAACATTATAAAAGCAAAACAGCAATTTAAAATTGGAACATGGGTTATCCTCCCTTTCGATACGCAACATGATGCCGTCGAGCCTCTAGGTTTTTTACTTTACAGTAATGCAACTAAAGAAAAATTGCTTTATGTAACAGACACAGCTTATATACGTTATCAATTCAAGGGGTTAACGCACATAATGATTGAATGTAATTACAGCACGGAAACATTAAAAAATAATACAAAGCTGAATATCGAAGTTAAAAAAAGAATTATAAAGACACATTTCTCACTTGAGAATGTTAAAGAATTTCTCAAGGCAAATGACCTAAGCAAAGTTGAGCAGATATATCTTTTGCATTTAAGCGACAACAACAGCGACGCAGAGCGTTTCAAGCGCGAAATACAGGAACTCACGGGCAAGGAAGTCTATATTGCAGAGGGCTAATGCCCTCTCTCTAAAAAAATTTTTGTGCGGAAAAATGTGCATATATACCCAGTTTAGTTTATGCAGAAGAAAATTATTCTATACCCTGTAAAGGGGGAGTAAAAGTGCAATATGGTTGGATTAAATTACACAGAAGTATAACTGAACACTGGCTTTGGGAGGAAAAGCCCTTTTCTAAGGGGCAGGCTTGGATAGATTTGCTTTTACAAGCTAATCATCAAGACAAAAAGGCAGTTATTGGTAATGACATTATAGAAGTCAAACGTGGTAGCTTTGTAACATCTATCCGAAAATTATCAGAACGTTGGGGATGGTCAAATACTAAAATAAAAAATTTTTTAAATTTGCTCCAAAACGACGGAATGATTTCATATTTTAGCGACGCAAAAAAGACGGTTATAACCATTGAAAATTATAGCCTTTACCAAGATTTAAACGACACAAAAACGACACAAAAACGACAGACAAACGACACAGAAACGACGCAGAAACACACAAACAAGAATGATAAGAATGATAAGAATGAAAAGAATATAAAAAATAAAAATCTAACAGAAGATGAAGAAATAAAAATTGTTTTAGAAAAAAGACGTCAACTAGAAGAAGAGAAAAAAAGAAAGTTAGAAGAGTTTAATAAACTTCCCAAAGAAGAACAAGAACGTTATATAAATATTGCTAAAAACTTCATTACAAACAACAATAAACAACGTGGTATCTACCTAATAAGTGATTACCTTAAAGAGGAGGCAAAATAATGTTTGCCAATATCGATATAGAACGTGAAGTACTTCTTAGTATTATATTATTCCCAGATGAATGCTCAATATTCATAAAATCTCTTGAAACTGATGACTTTACTTTAGAATATCATAAAAAAATATTTACAGCCCTAAAAACATTGTTTAATGAAGGGAAAAAGATTGATGTAATACTCTTGTCTGAACAAATACCTGATATTGCAAAGTTCATAGACAACTCACCTGTACCTGCTGCTGCACACATTAAAGATTACATAAACGAATTAAAGAGGCTTAAAGTTAAACGTGATTTAGAAAAGCTTTCTATGAACGTTATCTCATCATTAAAAAAAGGTGTCAAAGTAGAAAAAGTTTTAGCTGGCATAACTAAATACACACGAAACTTTGATATACAAACCGATGCAGTACATATAAAAGATTTAGCATTAAAAGTAATGAAAGACATGGAGGAAGAACAAAAAAAAATAAAAAAACGTGCTGTACTAAGTTTAAGACCTATTGAAGATATTTTAAGAAATGGAGAAATGACAGTAATAGGAGCAAGACCGGGTACAGGAAAGACAGCATTTGCGCTTAAAATGGCGTATGATTTAGCAAAAGAAAATAAAACAGTGTATTTTGTTAGTCGGGAAATGACGGGAGAACAAATTACAAAAAGATTGCTGTCAAAGATAAGCAGGATAGACGTAGAAAAGTTTATAAAAGCTACTTTAGAAGAAGATGATTGGAGAGAAGTAGCAAATGCATTAACTGAAATTGCGAAGCTAAACATTTTGATTGATGACAAAACTAGCTACATTGAGGATATATATCTTAAAATCGCATCAAAAAAAGTAGATTATCTCATTATAGACTATTTACAACTTATGCAGACCCACGAAAGAGCCCAAACTAGAGACAGAGAGATTGGAATTATAACTAGAACATTAAAGGTTATGAATTTAGATTTAAATATACCTATCGTTGTACTGTCACAATTAAACCGTGAGGGTGCTAAAGAACCTACATTAGCAACCTTGCGGGAATCAGGAAATATCGAACAGGACTTTGATAATGTCATTTTCTTACACGACAAAAACAAAGACAAAGAAGAGGAAGAAACAGAAGAAACAAATTTTAGAAAACTAAAGCTTATTATTGCAAAACAAAGGAATGGAAAAACAGGGAAATATGACATATACTTTGAACCTTCTCTAATGGAATTCTATGATGTGTGGAAGGGTGAGCCTATTGGACATCAAAAAGAGGGAAAAACAGTATGAGGAATTGTTTAAACTGCTTGACATTATAGAAAAAGTAAGTCCAGAGCAAAAAGAAGTTTATGACGCAATTTATAAGAAAAAACTGGACTTGCTGATAAAAGAATTTGATTTGTGGTTAGGAAGAATAAGTGCGGAATTAGATAAAAAGATTGAAAAACATTTAAGAAAGGAGAATGCATAATGATTTATTTTAACTTTGATGAATTAGAAGTGAGAAAAGAAGAAAACAGACAATTAAGACAACTTGTACATAAGCTTGTAGAAGAGAATGAAAAACTCACAGAAGAAAATGAACGGTTAAAGCGAATTATAAGAATTTTTGCAGGAGAGGAGGAGTAGAAAAATGCCTGTGAAAAAATACAGAAAGAAGCCAGTAATTGTTGAGGCAGTACAGTTTAAAGGTGATATAGAGTCATTGAAGGAAGTATCTAACTTTATGAATGGTTACGTAATTGATTATACAGACCCAGATAATCCAGTAGTAAAAATTGATACACTTGAAGGCACTTTAAATGCTCAGGTAGGAGATTATATTGTAAAAGGCATTAACGGGGAATTCTATCCTGTCAAGCCTGACATATTTGAAGCAACATACGAGGAGGTAAAGTAAAGTGATGAAGGAGATGAGGGAAAATGGGCAAGAACAAGAAAGGCAATCCTGATAAAGTACATCCGTATCTTGCAAAAAAGGCTTTAGAGATGGCTGGCGGGGACAGAAACGCAGCGTACAGTTATTGCATAGAGTTAAGCTGGAAGTTATGGGGACGGTTGGCGCCAGGATTTGACAATGCGGATTTACAAGCATTTTACGATAAGGAGGGGATGTAAAATGAGAGAGATAAAATTTAGGGTTTGGGATAAAAAGAATAAAAAAATGTATTGTGGGTTTGAACTGGACGACAAATATGAATTCGACAGACCCAATTTGATAGACTTTAATGGAGAACTATATGCATCAGGTAATATTGGAGATGGTTTTGGAAGTCAATATATAAATTATTGCAATCAGGAAGATTTTGTGCTGATGCAATACACAGGATTAAAAGATAAAAACGGAAAAGAAATTTATGAAGATGATATTGTACGAGTTATTACAGATAAGAAGGGTGTAATTGGAGAAGTTGTTTATATTCCAACTGCTTTTTGTGTAAAAGCGAAAGGATTTGAAATATTTTCTTTAGGATTTTTAAATAATTGGTTTGAGATTGAGGTATTAGGTAATATTTATGAAAACCCTGAATTGTTGAAGGAGGTAAAAGAATGAGTGATTGGATACAAGAAGATTACTATAGAGCAGAGTATGAAGTAATAGATTATAAAGCGAGATGTCCAGTTTGTGGGGCAGAACTAGTGCATGAGAGTGGTGGAAGGGTGGGAATACGAATATGAATGCATATCTTTATCGAAATAGGCAAAACAGAATTAAAAAGCTGCAATATAAATATGCAATTTCACCTTTGCAAGAAATATCAACAACTGTCAAAAAACGCAGAAGAAAAGAAAATATGTGGATAACAAAGATTGTAGAACTAAAAGACAAATTGAAGAAATTAGAAGAAGCAAGTTTAAAAAAAGAATTAGAACTACGTGTATGTGCGAAATTGATACAAGTTTTACATGTAACTGGGATAGTATGGGAGTGTTCAAATTGCCACAGGACATTCACGTTATACAATCCACAGCAGGAAGCATATAATTACTGCCCTGTTTGTGGTGCAAAATTTAAAGAATATATTTATCTGGAGGATGATTAATTATGTCTAAAACAAAATCAAGGCA